AGGACTGCATGGTCGCCTGGCTGCGCGCAGCCGGGTTTGACCTGCGCACCCGCAAGGCCGACGGCGAGCAGTTTGGGTTCTCGGCGGCCGACGGGCGACTCAAGGGTCACGTCGATGGCGTGATCGTCGCCGGCCCCGAGGGCTTTGCTTATCCCGCCCTGTGGGAGAACAAGTGCCTGGGCAACAAGTCCTGGCGCGACCTCGATAAGCACAAGCTGGCTGTCTCGAAGCCCGTCTACGCGGCGCAAGTCGCGATCTACCAAGCCTATCTCGAACTGCACGAGCATCCGGCCATCTTCACGGCGATCAACGCCGACACCATGGAGATCTACACCGAGCTCGTGCCCTTTGATCCTGCGCTGGCGCAGCGCATGTCGGATCGGGCCGTCAAGGTCATCACCGCCACCCAGGCCGGTGAACTGCTGCCACGCAGCTTCAACGAACCGACCCACTTCGAATGCCGCATGTGCGCCTGGCAGGACCGCTGCTGGAGGAATCCCACATGAACGACCACAACACCCCACAACCCGAAGCCATGGTGGATGCCAAGCAGGCCGCCGCTGCATTGCACTTGCCGTACTACTGGTTTGCTGACCCCGCGATGCGTCAACGCTATCGCATCCCCCACTACCAGATCGGCGCACTGATTCGCTACCGCCTCAGCGAGCTCTCCATCTGGATGGCAAACAGCCATCTGAATCAGGATGGGGGCAGTGACACGGTCGAGGAGGCTCAATGATCGATTTCAACGACATTGAGAACCCTGCGTCTGCCAGTCACGAAACCACGCGTGAACAGGTCCGTAGCGAGCTGTTGACCCGGCTCGAATCAGTGCTGATGGGCCTGTTCCCCGCAGGCAAAGTCAAGCGCGGCAAGTTCCTGATCGGCGACATCCTCGGCAGCCCGGGCGACAGCCTGGAAGTCGTGCTCACTGGCGAGAAGGCGGGCCTTTGGACCGACCGCGCCGATGACTCCGGTGGCGACATCTTCGATCTGATCGGCGGTCACTTTGGCATCGACGTCCATGGTGACTTCGCCGCAGTGCTCACCCGCTGCGCCGACCTCATGGGCCGCGCGGCAGCAACACCGCGCAAGGCTAAAAAAGACGTGCCTGTCGATGAACTGGGTCCAGCCACCGCCAAATGGGACTACCTCGATGGCGAAGGCAAGCTGATTGCCGTCGTCTACCGCTACGACCCGCCTGGCGGCAAAAAGGAGTTCCGTCCCTGGGATGCCAAGCGTCGCAAGATGGCGCCACCCGAGCCGCGGCCTTTGTACAACCAACCTGGCATGCGAGCGGTGGACACCCTCGTCTTGGTCGAAGGTGAAAAATCTGCCCAGGCCCTGATCGACACCGGCATCTGCGCCACCACGGCCATGCACGGTGCCAATGCGCCGATCGAGAAGACCGACTGGTCACCCCTTGCCGGCAAGGTGGTGCTGATCTGGCCCGACAAGGACAAGCCAGGCTGGGAATACGCTGACCGTGCCTCGCAAGCCATCCTGATGGCCGGCGCTCGTACCTGCCACATTCTGTACCCACCCGAGGATGCCCCGGAGGGCTGGGATGCCGCAGACGCCCGCGCGGAAGGCTTTGATGTCGCCGGCTTCATTGCCCACGGTCCGCGCATGCAAATGCACCTGGTCGATGACGACCCGGAAACCCTGGCCAACGCGGTCGGGCCGGAGGAGGCTGTCTGGGGTACGGAAGATGCCCTGGCACTGTCCTTCACCCGCAGGTATCACAAGGACTGGCGCTATGTGGCCGGCTGGGGCAAGTGGCTGGTCTGGGATGGTCAGCGCTGGCGCTCGGAAGACACGCTGGCCGCAACTGACCTGATCCGTCATGTGTGTCGGCATGCCTCGCTCAACACCCGCAACCCGCGAATTGCCTCCAAGTTGGCGGCGTCCAGCACGGTGGGCGGTGTCGAGCGCCTGGCACGTGCCGACCGCAGACATGCGGCCACCACCGAGGAGTGGGACGCCGATCCCTGGCTGCTCAACACCCCGGGTGGCGTGGTCGACCTGCGCAGTGGTCGTCTGCGCCGGCACGAGCGTGCCGACCGCATGACCAAGATCACCACGGCCACACCCCGAGGCGAATGCCCGCAATGGCGAGCCTTCCTCAATGACGTGACAGGCGGTGACCAGAACCTGCAGGACTACTTGCAGCGCATGGTGGGCTACGCATTGACGGGCTCCACGCGTGAGCACGCGCTTTTTTTCCTGTACGGCACGGGCGCCAATGGCAAGTCGGTTTTCGTCAACACCCTGGCCGACATCCTGGGTGACTACGCGACCAATGCGCCCATGGACACCTTCATGGAGACGCGTACCGACCGGCATCCGACCGACATGGCTGGGCTGCGCGGCGCGCGCTTTGTGGCGGCCATTGAAACCGAACAGGGGCGACGCTGGGCCGAGTCGAAGGTCAAGAGCCTGACCGGGGGCGACAAGATCGCGGCGCGTTTCATGCGCCAGGACTTCTTTGAGTTCTTTCCGCAGTTCAAGCTCTTAGTGGCCGGCAACCACAAGCCTGCCATCCGCAACATCGACGAGGCTATGAAGCGGCGCCTGCACCTGATCCCGTTCACGATCACCGTGCCACCCGAAAAACGTGACAAGCACCTGCAGCAAAAGCTGCTCGCTGAACGCGACGGGATCCTTGCCTGGGCGCTGGAGGGCTGTCTGGCGTGGCAGCGGCTGGGACGGCTCGATCCGCCGCAGCAGGTCTTGGATGCCACGGACGAGTACTTCGAAGCCGAGGACGCCCTGGGACGCTGGCTCGATGAGCGCTGCGTGCGCGTCGGGACGGCCAAGTCGCTAACGGCTGAACTCTTCACGGACTGGAAGCAGTGGGCGGATGCAGCCGGTGAATACGTCGGTTCACAGCGCCGCTTCTCGGACCTGTTAATCACCCGCGGGCTTGAGAAATGGCGCAACGGGGTCGGTGTTCGAGGGTTTCAAGGTATCGGCCTTAAGAGCCCGCCCACGCCCGCATACACCCCCTACGCAGACAACTGACGGACATGAAAACGACCCGTCTGACGCAGTCGACACAGTTTGTCGTAACTCTCCACACGCGTGCGTGACGCGCGGGATATAGGGGTTTCGAGATTCTGCGTCGACTGCGTCAGACCCAAGACCAAACAAGGACTGACAACATGAACACGACCATCCTCGCCCTCGATCTGGGCACCCAAACCGGCTGGGCACTGGTCTGCCGCGACGGCAGCATCACCAGTGGCAGCCAATCTTTCAAACCGCAACGCTTCGAAGGCGGTGGTATGCGCTTCCTTCGGTTCAAGCGCTGGCTCACCGACATCAAGCAGTGCAACGACGGCATCGACCTGGTGGTCTTTGAAGAAGTCCGCCGCCACGTCGGTGTTGACGCTGCCCATGCCTACGGCGGCTTCATGGGCCAGCTGACCGCCTGGTGCGAGCACCACCAGATCCCGTACCAGGGCATTCCAGTTGGCACGATCAAGAAGCACGCCACCGGCAAAGGCAACGCCAGTAAGGATGACATGGTCACATACGTCCGTGCCCATGGTCACAGCCCGGCAGACGACAACGAGGCCGACGCCATCGCTTTGCTCTACCTGGCCCGTGAGATGGCCGCACAGGGGGTGTGAGATGAAAGTGCCGCAACACCGCTACCGCTGCCCCCTGGGCAATCTGCAGCCGACGACACCTGATCTGGACGCCGTCAAACGCGATGGCTGGCGCAATGACCACATCCTGGTGGTGTCGGAAGAAGACGAGCGCCTGGACTGGGTTGAAAAGCAGTTCGTCCGTCGCCTAGGTGAACGCCTCTACGGGGATGGAGGCAAGCGCCATGACTGAGATCCGAACCGAATGGACTGTGGAGGACGTGGCGGCCCGCTTTGCCGAGGCGGCCGAAACCGCACACAAGCTGCCCAGGGTCCGCCCGGGCGGCTACTTCAATCCCTGGATGACGCTGGCCATGCAGGTGCCTGAGCGTTACCCTGACCCTGAGCGGCTGTACCGACCCATGCCGCCCAGTCCCCAAGCCGTGGAGCGGATGCTTGAGACGATGCGCTGGGTGCAGTGGTTGGAAGTGGAGCAGCGGCATCTGGTCTGGATGCGGGCCAACCGCTACGAGTGGCAGCAGATCGGCAGGCGCTTCGCGTGTGACCGCAACACGGCAGCGCGGCGTTGGAACAAGGCGATCTCACTGGTTTTGTTGCACCTGAATCACCCACATATCTGCAGGCCCAAAGCGATGAGTCAGGGAGGGTAAGGGTCGG